CCGCTTATCTGAAAACGATGCTCAACCTAATTTAATTTGAAGGTGCATTGATTATCCACAGCTTTTAAATTTGAAATTTAATTTGCCACCGACTATCCTAAAAAAAGAGTTCAGTTCCAAACACGCCTCGTAGCGTAGGAGTCAAACATGTCAAAGAAACTACCGATCTATTTCTCGGATGACGTCTGGTCATTCCTTCAAACACTTATGGGCCCAGATGGTGCTCCAAGTCCTACAGTCAATGCTGTCTTTGAAAAAATACAAAAAGAGCATGAGCTAGGGTCTAAGTTTGATCTTAAAGAAATTTCAGTCAAAACCCGCCTCGAAATTCCTTCTGCACTTGAACGGTTTTCAGCTGGTCCTGCTTTTGGTACCAAAGACCATATCGACAAGTCGATCGACTTAAATGACTTCCTCATCTTCAATCCAATATCCACTTTTATGGGACGGGTTGATAGTGAGTCTATGCTTTATGCTGGCTTTGAAATCGATGATCCTTTCTTGGTCGATAAGAGCATTACAGCGCAGCATAGAGATATCGTTTTAGCCCTCATCGATGAGCGTGAAATAACACTTAAGCGGTTAATGATGACCGCTAAGATGTCAAAACAAGAAATCAAAGAAATGTTTGGGGATGAAGACTATGAACTTCCCCCTATTTGGCTGAGAGCTGAAAACCCAGCTTACGAACATATTATTCCTAAAGACAGCCAGTCTATCTCTATCCAAGGGGTTGTGACCTTCAACCTCAAGCAATTTTATAGACGCTCTACCAGCAAGTAAGAAGTATAAAAAATGAAAGCTGAAAATCGTATATTCGCGTTAGTGGACGTGAATAACTGCTACGTCAGTTGTGAGCGTATTTTTAATCCGTCCCTTAATAATCGTCCGGTCATTGTTCTCTCGAGTAATGATGGTTGTGCCGTGGCACGCTCCCAAGAAGCCAAAGATATTGGCATTAAAATGGGTGTGCCAGTATTCCAAATTCAAGACATCATCAAGAAGCATGATGTTCAGGTGTTCTCCAGCAACTTTGCCCTTTATGGAGCCATGTCTCGTCGTTTTATGACTTTACTGGGGATGTATGTTGCACCAGGAGAACAAGAGATTTATTCAGTTGATGAATGCTTCTTGGATCTCACCAGCTATGAGCATTTATTTGATTTAACCGACTATGCCCAAGACATTCGTAAAACTGCTTGGCAGTGGCTCACTTTACCCTGCTGTGTGGGCATTGGACGCTCAAAAACTGAAGCAAAAATTGCCAACCATCTAGCCAAGAAGAATAAGTTTTTTAATGGGGTATGCAATCTAGTCGATATGGATCCTTGCTCTACTGAGGCCATGCTTGCACAGATCGACGTTGGCGAGGTTTGGGGTGTTGGGCGTCAGAACTGTAAAAAGCTTAATGCAATGAATATCCGTACAGTTTTGGATTTAGTTCAAGCGCACCCGGCAGAAATTAAAATGCAGTTCAGCATTATCATGGAAAAGACCGTACGCGAATTGAATGGGATCTCATGCATCGATATAGAGAGCGATTCACCTGCTAAAAAGCAAATCATCAGCAGCCAATCTTATGGCCAACCCATTTACGACATTGAAAACATCAAATCTTCAGTGCGCTTATACGTGCAAAGAGCTGTCTCAAGACTTCGTGATGATATGTCCTTATGCAAGATGATTGGGGTGTTTATTCAGACAGGTCGCTTTGATAAATGTGCAAAATACACACCTTACGTCATTATGCAGCTGCCCGAACATACTGATGATGTTTTAGAGATTACCCGCATAGCGATGCAGGCCATTGATGAAATATTCAAACCCGGCTTTAAGTATAAAAAGGCAGGCATCATCCTGATGGAGATCATACCTAAAACCAAATTCTCCCCTGACCTATTTACCGATTACTCCCTACAAATTAAGCGATCCAAGCTCTCCGACGCCTTAGATCACATCACGCATAAGTATGGCAAAAATACTTTGTCTTTGGGTTTGTGTGGGCGCAAAGAAGAACACTGGCAAATGAATCAAGAACGCAAATCCCCGAACTATTTAACCGAATGGAATGAACTCTTTAGAGTGAGATAAAACTATGCATTTATTTAAACTTTCAAATGAACAATTGGCACAGATTTTAATTCCTAAGCGGTTTGTGCCACCGACTCCAGAGCAATTCAAAGATAAGAATATGGTTTATGTCTTTGACAGCGAGGATAAGTTTGAGCTGACTTATGATGAGCTAGTTGAGATTATTGGTAAGGCGAGACAGGCTGGACCTAGAATGATTCCCGTGTTAGGGACGGTGAATTAAATCAATCTGCAGTTATGTGTGTTTTAGATAAATTGAAAATTAAGATAGGTCAAAAATGAGAGATGAATTAAAAGAGATTTTTATTCGTGGATGTAACGACAAAATTGAGAAGAAAGGCAAGAATGTTGGTCTATCCTTTTATGCTTTCTTCAAGAATAAAAACGATAACCCAGAACTATTGATGGAGGCTGCTCAATGGTGGATCCTAGAGCACAAACTAGATCACTTTGAGAAAGCAGTTAAGATTAAGCAGCTAGTTGATTAGTCACTGAAAACCAAACTTTAGATACTAGTGGTAAGACTTTAATGATTGCATATGAGGTGTCTTATGTTAATTTTTTATACGAGTTAGCATAGCTAAAGATTGCATTCATACCATTAAAGTGTATATTTAAATATTGTTATTTCTTCCATAATTTGGAATATATATGATTTTCACAAAGATTAGGCTGAAAAATTGGTACTCATTTAAAGATGCCACTCTTGATCTCACTTATCCAAAGAAAATTGTAAACAATACAATTGATTATGAATATTTAAAAAAATTTGAAAGAATTAATTTTAAACGCGTACAAATAATTTCTGGGGCAAACTCTTCAGGGAAAACATCTTTCTCTAAAACTATTTCAGCAATTCGAGATTTCATTGCTCTTGGTTATATCTCCAAATACGTTAAAGAGGGTATTCGATCTGACGATGAAAAAGTTGGATTCGAAGTTGAGTTTATTTCTGAAAAGATACGACCAATCAAAGAGTTATATAATGACCAACCCAAACCCCCAATCACAACGAGTATGGAATATGATTACTTTAGTACCCTAGAAGTTACTTTTCATAACTCATTATTGGATTCAAAGAAGTCTTTACCAGGAACTCAATATAGCTATAAATATTTTAGCATACCTATTCAAGAGAGTGACTCTATCACCTCTCTAAGAAAAAAAATTGAAAAACTTAAGGAAGGTATTAAGCTAAAAAACAGTATATGTTTTGATTATGATAAAGGCTCACTTATATCAAATGAAGACGATAACAGCTTAGAAAATTCCTATTTCCCTTCAGCAATAGGTTATCTATGTAGTGATCATAGTCATCCTGTTATTGATCACCAATCTAAAATTGATCTAACGAAGAATGTTTTATATAAGGTTTTAAAAACGTTTGATCCAAGTATTTTAGGTATTTCAGATTCAATACATGAAGACTCAAGGGAACATAAAGGCTTCTATGTTGATTTTTATAATGGAAAATCTATATATATTTCAAAAGAAGGTGTTATCACCGATAATCTACACCTTTTATCAGTTGGAACACATCAAGCGGTTAACTTAGCAAAGTTTATTTCTTGTGTAATAAACTTTTCGTTTGATGAGAAAAATTTAAGCTTCATGTATTTCTTAGATGAAAATATGGCTAATGTTCAATCAGAAATTGAAAAATCTATGATCAATTTAGTGATTGAAAAGATGTCTCACTCATCTCAGTTTTTTTATACTACTCATAATTATGAAGTACTTGAAATGAATTTACCTGTTCATAGCTTTGTATTTATCAGGAGAGATGAAGAAAATAATTCTACTTTTATTCAAGCAGAGCAAAAGTTTAAGAAGAACGACCGCAGTATTTTGAGTTATGTGAAAAATGATGTTTTAGGAACACTTCCTGATACTCACCTTATTGATGACTTGCTTTATGATGGTGGGGCTAACCAGTGAAAGTAAAAAAGAGACAACAAATTATATTTATCGGAGAAGGTGCAACAGAGAAATCTTTAGTTAAAAGATTTTTTGAAGGGGCGGTAAAAGAAATAAATTTGGCTCAAAAAGATATCCAAAAGATATTAAAGCCCATTCCAGTTAAGGCTCATATACATTTGATGATTGACATAGATGTACTTGGTGATAAAGCATGTTTAAACAGAATGTTAGAGAATATTAAAACACTTAAAAGGCTTGGTTATAGTTTTTCCATCCTTCAACAGAATAAGAATTTAGAAGATGAATTAGCAAGAGCATGTAGCTGCTCTCTAAAATCTTTATTAGACTTTACAGACTGCAGTAGCACAAGCGAATTAAAAGGAAAGTTTATAAAGAACGCTTCCTGCGTACTTAATCATCCCAATTTTAATTATACTCGGCTTTGGACAACAGCTCTTATTCCTGAATTTGAAAGTTATAAATCTCACCAACTAACAGGGAATGATATAACTCTTCTTGAATAGTTAATAAAACATTTAAAGATTTGTGTTTCAATTCACACACTGCACACATACAGTGACATGCACCTTTGTCGAAATCGAATGCGCTGTGCAGCCTGAAAGCAGGATGCACAGCATGAATGCTTTGATCATGATAGAAACAAAGCCTTTTCTTTAGCACGACGATTCACAAGTCCTTGCATGCGTTTACCACCCGCATTCACCCACACATCAAACTGATCCGCAGCAGCACGATTATCATTGGCATTCAGCTTTTTCACCAAAGTTGATTTGCTAAATGCATTGGTCCCAATGTTGTAGGCAAGTGATACCAGCGCATCAAACTGATTTTGGCTCAGTGGCACCTTCACCGCATTATTTACAGCAGCTTCAAATTTCTTTAAATCATGGGCCATATAAGCTTTTGCTTGTGCTTCAGTACAGGTATCACCTTTCTTGACTTTGATGCCGTTCGGATAAACTGTGGTACCGAATCCAATCGTCCACACACCAACCCCATCATCATAAGCAGCAAGCCGTTTTCCTTCAAAACCACAGATGAGATCCACACCAAAAAGACTAACCACCATCTGGTCGATCGCAATACCCAGCATATCAGCCACCGTTGCATCTGTAGCCGTTGCAATCACTTGGTTGGCAGCATTGACTTGCTTTTGAGTAAGTGTTCCACCACTGATCTTTCTTAAAAAATCAAAAATATGCTTCATTTTTCACTTACTCACTTAAACATTGCTTTAAAAGCTGATCGAATTTCAAAGATTAATTCACCAATGGTTTTACCACGTAACAGCTGAATTGCCTGATACCAGATGCCAATTAACAACATTCCGAAAATCGCAAAGATCAACATCACAAAGCCTTGCGTCATATGTGAATAGACATGCCAACCATAATATTCAATGAATGCTGAACCACCATACAGACTAATTGCTACGCTAAAGGTGAATTTCATAATCACACCCATGGTGATTTTAATGCGTCCTTCAGTGTCGATATCCCCTGATAATGTCAGGGCAAAGATTGCCCCAACCACTGCAGCTATAATTTTAAAAAGCCATGGTAGGCCCTTGATGCTTAAAGGGTCATTCATAGACCACTCCTAATTTTTTGGCAATAAAAAAGCGCTCAATGAGCGCCATATACTTTTTAAAAACTTAAACTTCTATTTGAATTACTTCACCCAATGGTGCGAGTCGTTTAATCTCACCATCAGATACGAATACAGATGCTCCTAAGTTATAGCGGGTTGAGCTGGTGACCAGATTTAAGCCTGATCCACCCACCACCAACACTTTGTAATTGGGATGATCCACACTGGTAATGGTTCCTACAAACTCTGCAGCTGTAGGCAGTAAATCAATTAAACGCTGTAATGCATTACTCACGATTCACACGCTCCACTTTCACGGTTTGATTGACCACTGCATGACTAAACGAAACACTGACACTATCTACAATGCCCCACCACTCTGCATTAAAGGCAATCACTTCTCCTGGCACACATTCACCCACTTCAGGCGAAATCGGCATGCTGTAGGTATGAGTTTCAACCATTCCCGCTTTGGCAAGTTTGGCTTTACCATACGCCCCCATGCTGACATGGTTAAACATTGGATTGTTTTCAGGCTGAAGTAAGGTATCGGCACTGGTTTCTGTACGTTTCACTTGAGCCACTAATGCCTTTCGATCATTGGTCAGCGTGATGCCGTTGTAATCTGGATAGATCTGATAATCAGTCGACTGATTCACTACCGCAGACTCAGGCAATAAGCGATCATATTCAGCGATCGACAATACATCCCAAAAAGTCTTTTTATAAAGCGGTTTAATGGTCAGCGTATTGCTGCCCTTTTCGCTATAGATAAACCCACCGCCGCTTTCAACCACCATCTTGATAGCATCAATCGGCGCTAAATTGGAATAGCTCAAACATTCACGCTCAACGATCCAGCCCAGTGCATCGATCAACTGCCAATTGAGTACTGTATCGCTAAAAACGCGATCCAGCTCCGCCTGACACAACTGGACTGAGGTTCGATCGTTCTCTTGTAAGAATGAGCGTAATGGCGCAGTCGGTGCTGCCAGTAATGCCGTTTGACTGCGACCAATCAATGTATAAGTATCTTGGGTAAATTTACGAGAACGTCTGCGGTTCTCAAGCAACATTTGATGCTCGGTACCATTCACTATAATTCTTAAAATCACAGGTTGACCATTGATCGGTTCCAGTTTGCCAATCTCGGATGCAGGTACAGTCAAACTATATGACCAACACCAACAACTGCGATCTGTACTGTAGTTTCCATCCAGTACATTTATTTCCTCGCCATTGTCTAGGCGCGTCACAGATAAACTATTCAATATGTACCACCAATTACGATTCGGTATGCCGGGTATGCAATCATCAGCACCGAAGTTGAGAACAACATCATGCGAATCCACTTCATGACATAGGCATACGAAATTAAGATCGCCTGTACCTTCATACTGAGGAATTTCAGGCTCTGGCCACGGTTCAATCGGATGCTTGCGATAGTGGATAGATTTGGCTTTATCCCAAGAGATTACATCTTGTGTGACCAGCTCTAAGCCTTTGTCCCAATCAAAGCTGAAGCGCTTTTCAAAGACATGCGCGACTTGATGTGAAAACGAGATATTGCGGCGTTTACGGATCATCTCCTGATGCGACAATTCACGGTTCAATCGACGCTTAATTGATTCCTCAAAATACAAATCACGCGCAATTCGAATCTTTAGATTTTCTTGCCAGCGCCCCCCTTGGTTACGACTGAGCTTTAAGCCCTGGTCAAAAGCACTATAGATAGATTCAGATAAAGTTAGTCCACGCTCAAAACCCAGCTCTGTAGCATGATTAATGACTAAACTACGGTCGTAAAAAAAGGTGTCATTTGACACCCTTAAAATAGGCTTGGTCCATGGTATTTCTACATGGCCTAATCTTGTGAAGGCTTTCCGATATTTCAGCCTTGAGACAAGAGATACCCCCACTATGTGATTGATATCATTCAAACCCAAAATATCAGACTGAATAGAGGGGTTAATTGTTGCCAAGATTGTGCCGTGATTATCTACATTGTCCTGATTGGTTCCAGTAATATCCGCATTAATCGAAGTGTTAATAGTACTGTGCAATGTACCACTATTTACTTCTAACTCTGTATTCGAGCCCCTCAGTTGTACTTGAATACGAGTATCAATTTCAGCATTTAGAAAATTTAACTGATCTAAGGAATCGTTAAAATTTAAAGCCAAATTGTGGCTGTCTATTGCTGTAGAAGGCTGTTCAAAATTAAGTATGACGTCATGTGCGTCAGGTGGTGTGTAAGACATTAACCACCTCTAAATCAATATGGTTTTAAGATAATGCTATCAATCTTTTGACTTGAGCCAAGTGCAATATTGACACTATTCAGCATAATGTCAGTACCAGCAGTTCCTATACCAAAATCTGCATATGCTTCATCATCGCCATTATATAAGCGCGCCCATACGGCTGTACCTGATTTTGTGGCTAGTGCTGCTTCGGTTTCATATAGCTCTATACCATCCACCAGAACCTGTTTAATGCATGGCTCAGGTAATGGCAGTACACAAAGTAAATTCGATGGGTTTGCAGCCACTTCCGTGCTGGCAGGTTTGGCACCACTGTAATACGCAAAATATGCAGCACCAGCCCCACGATCTAAAAATTCAGCATGGGCTTGAAGTGCCACAATTCCCGCTTTTTTTGAAATTTGTATCATTTTGGCACCACATTATCTTGAATGACTGCATTAAATTTAAGTTTAGGATGATGTGCCACAATATAATATGAGCACTCATTACTTAAGTTTCCGAATTGATAATGGCCCTGATCATCTGTTAAGACATCAGCAAATAACAAACCTGACTTTCTTTCAAATAATCGAACACGACAAGGTATAGGCACTGATTTTTCGGTTACCTGCCCTTGAATCGTTTGAAAGTCGAAAGTCTTAAAAGCAATATTATCTTTAAATCGAACTGTGGTCGTTTGATCAATCTTGATACCCACTATTGCTCTCCTAGATCAAATAACACAACGCCTAGCGGGATACTATTTGTCCCACGGACATGCTTTGTTAGAAGTACTAAGTCACCCTCTTCTATTAACTGTACGTTGTTGTAATGGGCTTTATGGGGAATCGTCTTAATCAGGGGTAAAAAACCACGTGGATGCGCTTGGGATGATGCTGTGACTTCAAGTACCAAAGGGGTTTGAATAACCACACCACCAAACACATCAGAGTTTACTACGTAAGAAGTAGAACCCCCGCTTACTGTATTGGTTCCAGGTTCTAGTGTTACCTTGCGACAAGTTGCTTGAGCGTACGCAGATTTTTTATAACCTCTCTGCAAAAAAACACTACGACCTGATGTTGTGTTAGCGTAGTCTTCAGACCCAAGCACCACATCTCGTGTATAAGATTCCATTCGATATTGAGCACCTTGGGCAATCTCCCAAGCATTACTTGCTAATAAATAATGCGTAAATAAATCATCATCTGCTATAGGGTTAAAAGCACCAAACCCATAACAAAATGCTAACTCCTTTTCTTCATCAGAAATATTTTTTTGATTATCAACACCATTGAGAATATAAAATGCCGACTCCGTACCAATCACCATCCAAGATCTATTTTCTGTCTCGTAATCAACTAAGCTCGTTGAGTCGACGTTATATTCTCCCAGTGTGTAGTAATACCACTTAGCCCAACCATTCTTTATATTGACCCCACTTCCTGTTGGATTCCAGTTTCGTGTTGTGGCTGATGCAATATAAGGGGCTTGTACACCCTGCATCACATCAATACCGGTCATCTCCTCAACGATACCTACTTTTGCATATTTGGCGTAGTTAATGCCGTAGCTTGAGATACGCTCATCAACCACACGTAGAAAGGGACGATTTGGCAAAGTTTCATCTTTTGAACGATATGCAGCACGCCCTCCTCCTAATGCTGTTGAACTCGAGAAAGGCTTATCCCAATTTAATGGTGCAAGCATGCAATTAATCGTGCCCGAGGCATTCGCAACACTCGCCACACTATTCAATTCAAACTTAATGGTCGTTGCATTGACCACTTGCTTAATTTTAAAGTCGCCACTGTATTCAGCCTGTGTTGCACCACTCACTCTGACGACCTGATATTTTTTAAGGTTATGAGGTAATCCAAATACAGCAGTTGCTTCAAGTCCAGTACTAGAGAGTGAGTTAATAACCCCCACCTGAATACCTGTCACTAAGCAAGCATCAAGCAAAGTGATCAATGAGCCTGAAGCATTTTGCAATTGAGGTGCATTACTGTTGTCTGATGTAAAAAACTTCACTGTCTTATTTGTTACCATGGCCTTTTACCCATAAAAAAGACCGCCGAGGCGGTCATATTTGAATTAAAAATTAAGCAGCTATGCTTTGAATAATGCGGTCAATATCACCACGTAGCATGATTTGAAACGAATCAGACAATACGGTAGGTTCCGATTGCTTCACCGTACGAATCACCCAAATCGGGTGATTGGCTGCAATGGTGTTAAAGCGAAGTGCATTACCACTTGCCCATCCACTGCCCCAGCCCTCCTTCTTTATAGTGAAATATGGGGCATTCGTGGTGGGATTGATTGGAGAGCAGTGAGAATTTGTCTCTCCGGTTCCTATAAAACCTGAAATCTCACCAATGATTCGAAATGTCGTGTTGCTTGTGAATACCAGTGACCAGCGCTCTTGAATGCTGCCCTTGTTTGTGACATCAATGGGGTAAAAAGTATCGTTATAATTAGCTGATACAGGCTCACCCACGGGCTCATCACTCCACTCACTGCTCCATGTCCCTTGAACAAACAGTCGTGTATATCTGGCTTTCATATCACCAATCACCAACACTGAGCCCACAATCGTATTGGTCGGATCATAGTTGTGCGTCAGTGGTTTAGTGAAGGTAATTTGCCCATTGATTTTAACATCACGCACCAAACCCATATCTTGATAGCGATACTTTGCAGTCAGTGGTCCAGTTAAATTACCTAAGGCAAAATCACCGTTTAAAGTCACTTTGCCGTAGTCATAATCAACCACATACATATCAAATGGAATTTTAATACCATCGGCATCCTCAAGTTCACACCAGGAGATCCTCACATCATTCAATGGATAAGTTTGCCCTGCCACATAGTCGGGGAATTCCTGCGACTTACTCGCGCTGACAATCCCAATCTCACCCGATCGGAAAATTGGAACACGGCCATCAATCGGTAAACGTACCGCAGATAGACCCAGAAGTTCAGCATCAATCGGGATATAGCTATAACCCACTGCGCTATATTTGATGGTTTCAGGCAGTACCATGATGGGCTTGTGAATCCACTGCTTACCATCCTTGGTATATTCCAGCTCAGCCACATACCAATCCTGCGCCATAATTTCAGCACGGTTGGTACTGGTCACTTCAACCTTTTGACGAAAAACAAACTGGCCATAGCCTTGGTCAAAGTTAAAGAAACCATCACAATCCACTGTATCAATAGTACCCGAACCATCGGGCGTGATATTCAGTACACCGCCTTCCACCTTGGTGGCGGACAAAGTTAAGGACTGCGCCCGGATTGGGATCATTGGTGCACGGTATGACACTTGATTGGTCTGAACCTTTTCAAGCTGAGTGACCAATGTTTCAAGCATAGGGTTATTTTCACCTTCCACATCCCATGCAGATAGCTCTATAGCACCATTACCATAATGAATTTGACCCGAAACAGTCCCCACACCCGTGGTCACCGACGGATTGCGATAAAGTGAGCCGAGTTTATCAACATAGGTTGAATCGGCCAGCGTGAATCGTACCGAACCTGCAAGAATTTGTTCAGCAAAGCCTTCGGTTAAATCCGTTTTTAAGACAGATCCAATCACTATGTCTGACCAAGAAGCAGCGGCTGAACTATCTCGATAGGACACACTCACTGTCACAGCCGTCGCTACTTCATTTAGGCTTAAGGTATAGGTCTCACTGGTATTTTCATACTTAATGGTCATCCCCAGCATACCAGCAGCAATTGCTTCTTGGTCGGTATTATATTTGCCATAAAATGGCTGCATAATCTTCTCGCGTTCGATCGCTTCAAGTGTGGTGCTTGGGGTAATATTCATCGTACGAGACGCATAGTTGATCGTGCCTTGTTGTTGCCCCTCACCATTGATTAAACGTCCTGTAGTTGCATCAATCGGCAAATCGCGCAGCTCAACTTCACCTGTGTAGCTCATATACTTTACAGGTACACGTACTTTTACAGACTTAGGGATCAATGCTGCGGATCCGTTATCCAGTTCAATAGCAATGGTTCCACTAGTCGGTACTGCAGTCACCTGAACTGAAGACTTAGACCCTTTCTGACCTGATACATTGAACGTGGTACCACCATTGGGTAATAAGATCGGCATCAGCTTGGCCATGCCATCCGCATAATCAATGGTTCCTGTGGCATCGCCTATAAATTGTCCTTGACCGTTATCGGTTGCAGACTTTGCCACACCATTCAGTAGCCAATTGACAGTTAAACTACCTGCCACAATCGAAGCATTTACAGGGATCTCAACATAGGCTTTATTGATGGTTAATCCTGAACGTTCTTGAGCCGTGATCATGTTGCTCCACGTCATCAGGATTGCACTTCCAACGTCGGCGAGTTCACCTGTCGTTAATGACATGGTGCCCGTATCGTAATCGATGCTTCCTGAGCCAAAGGATGAATCAGAACCGCGTAATTGCCCTGCGCCATTATCTCGAAGTGTATAGACTTGATTCTGGACCAAGAACGATACCTGCAGAGTACCAGGTGAAGGCAGCGGTACAAGATTGCGCAACCATGTAAAACCACTATTCTCTTGATTCACATAGATTGATTCCGACTCAACAGGTGCTGTTACAGCTGCTGCAGGCAAAAAACTAATCTCAAGATTCGTTGTTCCTTCGATTGCGTTTGAATTCCAGACGATGGAACCATTCTGATAGTTAATTGTTCCAATGGATGTACCTGATGTATTTTTAAGCTCCCCACCCACGTCGCTAATCGCTGAGCCAAACAAAGTAAACTCTACTGATTTCGGCATGATCGATGAGCCAATATACAAACTTGAAACAGTACTAATGGTGATGTTGCTGAAAGTCTTGATCAGTACTCCATCTTTAGCTTTAACCAAGGCTACGGAATCACCTGCAGCATTGATATTCACCATAGGAGTTTCTGTCTGTGCTGATGGAACCAACTGCGTGTAAACACTATTAGCCACAACTGAATAATCACCCACCTGTGCTGATTCTTTCAGATTCGCACTGGCGTAGTACTTCCCAGTATCGGCCACAATGGTGTCACGAATAATCGTTTGGCTTTTCTCACCGTTGTACCACTGCTTTGCAGACAAACCAATGAAATCTGACTTAAGCGCATCACTCAACCCATAGGTGGCAATCTTATATTCCACCTGTTTACCATCAACCATTAAAATTGCGGTACGGGTACTAACTTCAGTGATACGCAGATACTGCTCAATCTCAAGCGCTTTACCTTCATTTGAAATCAGAACAATCGATGCACCAATAGCACTTTCAGCCTCTTGCGGGAACATGGCCACCTGCAATGACTTCATTCCCAGCCAATGCGTATCTAGTGGTGTACCTGTAATTTGCGCACCTTTGGCCAAATAATTTTCGATGCGGTTCTGGGCGCTAGAACGCTCATCCGTCCAGCTCTTTGTACTGAACAACACGGCGGAGACATTGGGATCTATGGGATTTTCAGAAATAAAGACCGTAGCGCCCATTAAGGCATCGGTATCAGCCGTATCCACGGCGGCATAAATCTTTTGAATCGATGTACGACCAGTTGTTCGGTCCATCTCTGAAATATCATTGAACAGATTATTACTTTGGCCATCTACAATTTCACGGCCTGAGTACTTACCACCACCATCTTCAGCATCGGTTTTAATGCGTTCAGATTCCAGTAGTTTCAGGTTATTGGTTTCAATCGGCATCGTTTACCTCGGTGAATCGCATAGTGACATTAAAATAGGTATCAAGTGATGTTGCAGGTGTTCCCTTGATCGTTGAGCTTTCAAGCGCATTATCTTTATGATTGAAAATCACATTAAAACGGCGTTGATCGTGGGGCCACTGAAACTGCAAGGTGAATTGCTCTTGCAGGTTTTGCCATTGGCGCAACTGGTTCAGGTCACGCAACTTGATCCAGCCTTTGGTTTTATTTGCAGGCTGCAATGTGATTGGTCGGCCTGCTTGTTTGCGTCCCTCTTGAATAATCAAGGCACCACTAATGGCATACTCCTGGTTCTGTTCAATCACAGCCCAATTTTCATCAGACCAAAAAAAACCATCCTCTAGTTGGATGGTTTCTCCTGTAGTTTTACGAATTAACTTCATTACATACTCCGTTTAAGCATTTCAAATTCACGAAGCATCTCTTCAACACTATCTACGGCTTCAGGCGTACCTTGTAGCTCTGCTGCTTTACCACCAGATTGCAATTCAAGCACTTTCTTCTCAGTCGGTTGCATGTTTTCAATTCCTTGTATATCGAATGAAGTCGCGATAAGTGGAGCATCCGGCACAGCGGAAATTTGTTGAGTTGAATTCCCACCATTCGACAGTAATGAAGCGTTTCCACCACCTGAACTACGTGCTTGTGATTTTGCATTCAGCTCATCAGTACGTGCTTTCATTTTGACCTTGAAGTCATCCCAGTGGTCGTTGGTAGCCTTTTGCTCAGCACTAATCTCAGGTTGCTCTCGTGCCGTAGATTGACTCACTTGACTGACAGTACGTTGGGTTTCAACTGCAGCTTCTTGGATCTCACCAAGTTTAGTAACGGTGGCTTTGCCTGTAGCTTCTAGTTGCACTTCTAGTCCCAAATAAACGGCTTTGGCGTTAGCTGCAACAATGACTTGTGCATCGCCCGAGGCATAAGCTAATCGAATGGTTTCCTCATATGCCTGTTGCAAACCATCTTGAGTCGCTTCACCACTTTTCAAAATAGTATTGAAATCATGCAAGGCGAGATCTGCTGCAAGTTTAAGTTGCTCTTTGGTTTTAATCCCTAACCGCTCAAAAGCAGCTTCGACTGGTGATAAGCTATCGGGAATTTCTTGCACGGCGCGTTTTACTGCCTGCATTCCCATCTCAACCTGTGATGTTGATAATTTCCCTTGTTCACCAAACGATTGAAGTTTTGACTTAGCTGCCTCTATCTCAACTTCGGACTTTGCTGATGCTAACCATTTCTCCCACCCCATATACAGTGCATTAGCAGCTTGCTCACCTTTTAAGCCCAGTTCATCAAGGCCATTAGCGTAATTGGTCAAGTGATTTTGGTTAGCAGCAAATTTTTCAGAAACACGGTTGAGGGCAATATCAAGATCAACACCCAAAGCCTCAGCACCTTTACGTGCTTGTACGAGTGCTTTACCAGTGTTATTTGCACCATCAGTGGCTTGGTTGAACGCTTGTACTGAAACTTTTCCAGTTTGATCCATGGTAACCATATAGCCTTTCGCTATTAGATCAGCCTGCATCACGCCATCCATGACGCCTTTATTCGCAGCAATAGCAGCTTCAGCATAAGCCGTAACAGCCTTTAACTTTTCATCCTCGGTGACTTTCTTGCCATTCAACTCGGACTGCTGATTAGCAAGCATTTGGTCCAAGGTTGCTTTAGATTGAGCCAGACTTTCTGCATTTTTCTGATCTTGGGTTTTACCGATCTCATCAAGAGCTTGCACACCTTTGGATTTAAACTCTAAGGCACCATCTGAAGCTTTCTTGTAGTACTCCTGAGCTTTTGTTGCCATTGCATCCATATCAGCAATGGCTTGCTGCTTAACATCACCCCATATGAATTTTGAAACTAACTGCACCCAAGCAGCTGCTAAATCATAAATAATGCCAACGAATAGATTTGCAGCAATTTGAATTCCTTTAAATCCATCACTAACAAAACCAATGGCAACATTGAAAGCTTGTAGCACCTTGGTAAAGCCATTCGTTTTAGAACTTGCCTCATCGATTCCGTTATTGAAATCATATAAGCCGCTTAGTACATCATGTAGGATATCAAGAGTGATGACAAAAGCTTCACCCAAGGTTTCACCAAGTGTTTTGATTGCATTATAAATACTGGTTAGGGCAGTTTTTAAGGCAATGATCGTAGTCGTATCAATTCCCTTAAATTGGTCACCAATCCAAATAATGCCTTCCCCAATATCATTTAATAAGCTTTCAACAACATCCATGTTGTCTGCGATAGTGACCAACCAATCAGCTACGGTTGCACTCGCGCCATTGGACTGATCCATCTTACCAATCAGAATCTCCCAACTGGTTGAAATCTTAGTAAGCGCATTACCTATGGTAGTTGGGAATTGATCAAAGGTTTGTTGAACTGCATCCTTTTGACTCAAAAGGGCCTTATAGACTCGCTCTGCGCCAAGCTCTCCATTGTCAGCCATATTCTTAAGTTCACCAGTAGTGACACCCAAACCCTTGGCTAACGCCTCCGCAACTCCAAAACCATTTTCCATCATGGAGTTGTATTCTTCACCACGAAGCGTACCTTGCTGCATGCTCTGGATAAATTGCTGTGTAAATGCTTCGCTTGCTTGTGCAGATACTCCACTAATTTGAATTGCTTGATTGATGGTCTTGGTTAAATCAAGGGAACTCTGCTGGGTCATCCCCAGGTCTTTGCCAACAGCGTTCAATCTAGTAAATAAGTCACCTGTTGCACTCAAGCTTGAGTTTGTCATCAATGCAACTTGGTGCACGCCAGCCATTGCAGACCTAAAGTCACCACCATCCTTAGTCGCAATATTGATTCTTGCAGAAAGATTAGTGTAGGAGTCTGATACTTGGCTTAATTCACGTATTCCAACCCCAACACCTAGCGTAGCCATAGCTCCAGCAAGAGCATTTACAGCAAACTTTGCACCACTCAATCCTTTCTGTGCAGTTTGTGCTGCGGTATCTGTATTCTTTAAAGAATTATTTGTCTTACCTACTTCTGTATGAAAATCAATAAATGCACTTTCAGCTTGTTGAACTTCTTTTTCGAGTTGATCTACTTGTTTTTGAGCAATCTCAATATCTGCAGGAGTAGCTTTCGTTTTTGAAAAGGCCTCAAGTCTAATCTTTGCTTTTTCTAAATCTGATTTTAAGAATGCCAAAGCTTTTACAGACTTATTGCCAAAATCAGTGAAGTTACTTGCAGCACTTCTGGCATTGTTTCCAGCATCGCGAATGATTTGAGTTGCACCAATTAAAGACTTTGTAAGGCCCTCTGCCAATTCTTTGCTTTTCTCTGGGACAATACTCCCAAGAGCTTTAGTTGTATCAGCACTTGTTTGCTTCAGTTGATCCGCTTCAGTCTTAATCGTTTCAAAAACCTTTTTAGTAACGCTTTCAGATTGCTTGGCTGCGGCTACAAGGCCTTTGCTGTCACCATCCATGATGAGTTTAAAAGTTAGATTTTTTGACATGGAGACCTCAAATTCTGGGCATTAAAAAACCGACCTTTTAAAGGGTCGGTTTATTTGATTAAGAGTTCGATTATTTTGGCCAAAGCATGCAGTATTGGTGCTGATTGCCAGATTACTAGCCCTGCTAATATCATAAAGCCTATGTTGTAGGTCCAGCGTCTCAAGCTTTTGCTTTCCGATAACTTATTCATCACTTTATCAACCTTTAAATCTAGGTTAAAATTCATTTATGGTTTACTTCCTTCTCACTAAGGTTCGTGAACACAAAAAAGCCCATGATTGCGAGTCACGGGCTTTTTGCTTTTTCGGGTTTAAAGTCTCGCCTTCTCAGGACCATTATGAAACTTATAAAAATGGGCAAAAATGAATATTCCAAGCAGGTAAAACCACATTTTCTGGTTAATAAACAACCTAGGAATACTCAATTTCGCGTGTCTATGGATCTGTTAGGCATTAAAAAAGCCGACTTATCGGGTCGGCTTCGCTTGATTAAATCTTAAAACTTGTCAATTGGGTTTAAAACCCAATTAGGTCACATGGTGTCAATAGGTGATTCTCTCTTATACGTGTCCCTCTAAATAAAAAAACCTCCCGAGGGAGGTTCTTGTTTATTAAATAAATTATTATAAAAGCACCCTGAGGTACTCTTGATTACTTACCGCATTGAGAACAAACCCAACGATTTGCTACGGCTGAAGCAGGTTTGGCAATCATATGCCATAGAAGCATTAACACCCAAATAATTAACCAAATCCCTCCGGTAAATATTGTTAAAACCAGATGCATCAACCAACTCATTTCTTTGATGTTCTTTTGATGAAGAGTTTGCTTACCGCATGACTTACAAAACATCATCTGTTGCGCTACTTTTGTTGCCATCCTGCTGTCTCCCTCAACGACGTTCCCAAGTAATTTTAGATACGCGACCTTCACGAACGGTTACGGTATAAATCTCGTTTCCAACTTCATAAATGTAATCTGTCACTGAGATCGTAGTATTGTTGCGAGTATCAACTGTATAAGATTGTTGGTGTATAGGCTTGCCAGCTTTAGAAATTAATGCGCCAATTGAATCGCCAACTTGAACAATATCACCACCCACACGGAAACTGCGAGTTTCAGCAGCCATGACCGAAAATGATGTGACTAATAACAAGCTAGCCAGTAATTTTTTCATTATTTATCCAAGTTTATAAAGCATTTGGAGATAATAACGTGCTCAAATTCACATCACAATGTGAAAATTATTGTTCTTTCTCAAGACTCTTAATGAAATCATTGAACTTTTTATTAATGGCATTCTGCGCCCTAGTCGCGATCGCTAGATTACGCATTTTAATGCGCTCGGCTTTTTGAGCTGCTTTAAGGTAGTGACGGAATGAACCGTAGCTCATTTGCATGATGCTTTCATGTGAGTGGCCATTCGATGCCAGCAACTGAAATACATCAAACCAACTACTCTTTTTACGTGGATCTACATCGTCCCGGTGTTTAGGTTTCGGCTCGGTAAAGAATGCATCATTCACTTTGATCACGGCATCCAACAACAAGATATTGAGTTCACCCTCTTTCTTGAATAGATCGATGACCTGTTCAATGCTGTGTTGCAAACAATGAGCTATTAATTGCGTCGATTCAAACGAATGAGCATCAAAGATCATTTGTGCGGTTTCATCTGGATGATTATTCAAAAAGTCTTTAATGGCCTGTGCTGCACCCGACCACTCATCAAAGTTATGCATCTGCAGCTGGTGCACGGCTAGCTCACCTACTTTGACAGGTCGATTTGAAGCCATAAAAAAATCATTCATGATGAAATCTCAAAAAATATAGGCACAAAAAAAAGATGCTTAATGCATCCTGTTTAAGTGCCTGTATGTGTTTATGCAGCTTTAGGGATTTGGGTGTAATAGCCGTATAAGCCAAGCGCGCCATCTTTGTCTTTGGTCAGATCACCCAAGGCATCACCGCTAATCTCGTATGAGCCAAATTCTTCATGAATTAGGCCAAAGCTTGAATCAGGCGTCTTCACTGTGCGATGTAAAGCCAAGAACACTTTGTCTTTACTGATCTTATCAATGCCTTCAAAGAACAATGCATATTCAGCACCAAAGTCTGATGCAATCGTAGTGTGTGTCACGGCGCCAGTGGTATAGCCAATCACAACTTTTGGCAAATCATCAAGAAACTCGATCGTGCCATAAACCGCATCTAGCTTATATTTCGTTGATTCAATAGGAACTGGTGTTGATGCTCCATCAGTCACTGTTGGTAGAGTCAAATTAAAACCATCTAGTTTGATCTTCTGACCTTTAGTGACCGCACCTAAATCGTGGTCAGCTATGGTTTTGGTCGTAACTTCGACATTTTTACCCGACAGGATATATGCCAGGTTATCTGCATCAACTTGCTCAAGTGTGCCACTGAATGAAACCGCAGTAGTGTTGTATAGCACCAAATCGGTCGTATCATCACCTGACATTGACTCGGTATGCTCAATCTTGTCAGCGGTGATTTCGAGCGTAAAGTCAGGGATGTTGCCAAGTTCACGCATGGCACCAACAACGCCTTCAACAATTGGAGCAAGGGAGAACTTACCACGCAATGAAATGTACTTCTTAGCCATTCGCCGGCACCTCTTTAGTTTTTGGTTTAACTTCTGCTTTTACCTCAGGCTTGATTGCTTCAATCACGCCATCCTCTAAAAGCTGTTTAATTTTTTCTTGTGGTAGATCACCCACAATTTGACCATTCACCCATGGGCCAATTGGCTTTAGGGCTTTGTATTGCGTTTTCATAAGGTTCCTAAATGAATTTTTCAGATTCAAAGATGATCGTCACATAGGCGAATGCTGCACTATACCCATCGCTAATCGAGACAAATCTTAATTCGCTAGTTGATGAGTCAGGCTCCCATCCTGATAAAAGCTGGATCACTTTTTCAGTCAACAATCCGACTTCATCACTTACAGCACGTCCATCGTTAAGTTGCGACTTTGCATTACGACACGCCACAGTCACAGCCCATTGCTGACCTAGTTTATTTAATGCCCCTCTTCCCACTTCAGCTTGCTTAACAACACGTGCAAAGTTGACATGTACGGATGGCACCACCTGTGACATTTCTGAGATTTGTACTGAATTTAAAGGGGTGTAGATCTTAAGAAAATCAGGAATTTCCTTTAATTTCTCGACTATCTCGTCACGTACTGCGAAGAATGTGCTCATCAATAAAAGCTCCTATAATGTTTAGTATTGATTGCTCATCCTCTGTGTTAATACCTAGAAAAGTTCTTGAGGGGATGTTTACCTCTTTCACCTTCCGATATTGACCACCAACAGCAAAGGTAATGTACTGGCCATTTTTAGGAGTGATATGCGCTCCAAAGTGAAAGACATGGGCATACGTTTTGTTTGATCCCCACTCAATACCGTTTGGACGCAAGTTAAAATGCAGCTCATTCATTAAATCGCCATTATTACGACCAGTCTGACCATTCTGTAGTTTTGCTCTCCATGATTGCTTCCATGGATTGCCATCTACATTGTGTTGGTTGAAAAAACGCTCTTGAGTTGAAGTAACACCGTACCCACCAATTTCCACATATAAATCATCTTTATAAGTATCAAAATCACTAAGCTTCTTAAGAATCGCTTCTATTGGTGAGCTATCTGTTTGAATTGAGATAACAAAGGCCATAATCACCTCACTTAATGCTCGGCATTTTTCCAAGGACATCATCACCAAAAACACCACCTGTATAAGTCGTGCCTACTGGGGCTGTAGATGGTTTGTTTTTGGGTTGGTCATCCACGATTTGGCTAGTTTCCACATTCTGAATTTGCAAATGTGCTTTATTAGTTGCAACCAGCTTTAAAAAACTGACTGCATCCTCATAACGCTTACGCACTTCCTCAGTGGGTTGTTGGAAATAAAGACGATAGCGTGCAATGTCACACGCCATACGCTCTAAATTGCTGGGAATATTTGGCAGAGGTAAGGAATAACGACCACCGATGTAGCCGTTAATTTCTTCTGTTGCATCCTGTAAGGCATCCTGAACAGCAGTTGATGCACTTGCATGCATCAACTTCAATTCATCAATCTCACCACCAAACCGCGCAACTAGATTTGCTTCAGTCGCGTACATGGGTCACCTTACTTATCGGTAGTAGCTTTCTTGGCTTCGGCGGTGCCTTTCTTTAAAGCAGCTTCAGTTGTGGCTAAAGCCTTTTCAAGTTCAGCAACTTTCGTTTCAAGCCCATCTTTTTCCTGATCAGACTTCGCTTTGTCTTCAGTCATGAGCTTGATAGTTCCTGCTTGTTCAGCATTTTCCTTTTCAAGTTCAGCTAAACGTTCCGCAGTACCATCCGCCTTAGGTTGTTCTGGAGCTTTTTCTTCTTCAATAGCTCCAGATACTAAAAGGGCCTGAATACGTTCTGGATTCAAGCCCTTGATTTCATCACCCGGCATAAATTGCCCGATGGAATGCTTTGCAATGTACTTTTGCATTTATACCCCCTTATAGAGTGATGAAGCCAGTGCCACACACCACACCATTTTTATTTGATGGAATGACTAGTGGAGCAGATTCAGTCATCAACATGATGCCGCTTGGATCTTCACAGTACCATTGACGGTCAAAGTACTGTTGAGCAACACCATTGGCTAACATATTTTTGATTTTGCAATGTGCTACTGAGCCATTGGTATCTGAGATCAATGAGAAGAAATCTTTAGGAATAAAGCGATTAACCTTGCCTTTTGCACGATAAGTCGCATCGTATACCCAGAATTCAATCCCATCATGGGTCCCTTTAAACGTAGCTTTTTCACTTACTCCAAAACTTGGTGCTACTGGTACAGAAATGCCAGCATAAGGCTTGATGAATTCATCTTTAAATTCTGTGTTATTCCATAAAGCAGCCCAAACCGAACCTGACATAATGGCTTTTTTCGCCTCACCACCATCAGCAGCAAGTTGACGCTCAAGCATAAGTTTAATGTCATCGACAGGTTTTGCACCCGCTCCGTTCCACGGATTGGCTGGGGTAAAGGTTAGTGATGCATGTCGGCGGTAATCAACTAGATTATATTCATAATCATCTGAATGAAGAACGTATTTACCATTTTTTAAGAGATCAATGGCCATCATTAAAACTGAATTATCAATCGCATCATGGTTACGCTTCATGACGGCAACTTGGGAAATCAGCATCTTTTCTTGATCGGATAATTTTTGATTGCCTGTAGAAATAATACCGGCGCTGCGTAATCGTTCCAGCAAAGCAATTTCAAAAGTTTCTGCAGGTGTAACCTGATTTTTTGGTTTGTAGTAAGCAGGCTTAATAGTACGCACTTCACCAGATTGTGTAGTGTCAAATGGTTTACCTGGTTGATGCGGTGACACAAGTGGAGCTAAATCGTGCTCAGAACTCACTTCTGCAAGTGGTACATCATCACGATCAAAGATAGGACGATTTGGGAAAAGCTGATCTAATAACCATGTATCCATTGGTCGATAGTTATTATGAATTAACGCAAGCTCACCCACATCAAGCAATTCAAGTGGGATGCCTTCAAGATTAAAAGACTGTGGCATGTTACTTACACCTTTGAAAGTTCAATTTTGTTTTTTGTTGCTTTAGCACGTGCTGCATCATATTTAGCAGTAATGAGTAAAGTCCCATTTAAAGCCACAGCTTCGATGTTAAATACACCACCGTAATACACTGGAATTTCGATTCCATCAGCTGCTTTGATTGTTGCTTCTGCTGCAGTGACATCAGCACCACAAATCACATCCCATGTAGACTCGTCTGTAGCATGAGTCAGCACATTTGCAGTGGATAATGTTAGTAAATCACCATATTTATATGCTGTGGCAGTCGTTACTTTTGCATTAGCACGACGTAACTTTTCATTATCCAGAATCAGTCGTTGTGACGTGACCGTGATAGGCGGTACATAGTGAGTAACCATGGATTATTTCCCCTTTTGCTCTGCAAATGCTTGTGCACCAGCTGTGAATTTATGTTTATCGCCACCACCTTGATTACCATCTTGTCCTTGCCCACCCTGACCACCTGTAGCTTGGTGACTGAACAAGTGAGTAAGGTGTGATGGAATTTGTTGCTGCTGTTGTTGACCAGCTGCTGGCTGAGTACCTGCTGAGAATTGACGAAGTTGTTTAGCTGAGAATGCAAATGCAGAGTCATCTAATGCCTTCATCTCGGTAATATCTTCCGCACTAAATTCTTTGCCCAGATCTTTACCTAAAGCAGTAATTTCTGCTTCACGCTTGGCTGCAGCAAACTGCTTGTTTTGGGCTTCAAGCTCAGAGTTTTTAGTCTCCAGCTCTTGAATACGGGCTTGCGCCTTTTCTAATTCGGTCACGTCTGTGTCCTCTGTGGGTTGGTTAGGGTTATGGCTTGCGGCTACTGCCATCGTGTTTTCATCTGCACCTAAGGCACAAAATGAAACTTCACGAATACGACCACCGCGGAATATCGTAATAGGTCCTTGAAGCGTCTTTCCGTTAACAATCACTGTTTGATCAGCTGCAACTTCTTCAGTCTTAGCAGGCTCAATACGGACAGACATCTGCCACGGAAATCCATCATCTGAGTCTTGTGCTACCTGAGTACCAAACTCATTGCTCATCAAGTCCCCATGTACAACCAAACCCTCTTGATGGCTAATCGTATGAGTATTGATTGCACCTGCCCGTTGGCGTGAGCTGTGTTCTAAAAGTGCTGGAATGCGACCCTTAATCTGCATACTATCCAAATCAAAAATCACTCGTGTCCAATACCAGTGATCTGTAATAACCTCACCGCTATAAGCCACTCCTGAGAAGGTGCGTTTCTTTTTACCTTCCTCACCAGGATCTACACTTAGGTCACCAAGCCGAAAGCAATAATGATCCTGCTTTTGTTCATCTGGCATTTTTCATGCTCCATAAAAAAACCGCCCATTAGGCGGCTTTAGTTAATTTTGACTCATGGTTTCTTTGGTGGTCGAGATAGAACGCAGCACATAGCTCGTACAAGATTATTCACTCTCGATGGGCTACCAATCACAACTACTTTTTTCTCGCAGCCACACGGCGAATAACCATTACCATTTCGGCCATCCAAACCACGTCGACACGATTCACATTTTGCAGTCATTAATTCACCAATGCTTTCAGTGTGTAAATCATCTTGCCATTCAGCGCTTCAATCGAAACCACTTCAAATGACAAGCCCATTGGCATTAATACGCCATGACCGGCATTCAACTCGTTTAGATCGATCCCTAAGCCTTTCGAATTCTCAATCTGCAACACCACATCGGAAGCATTTTCAGCTAACAGTAAAGGCGAATTAAATTGAATCGTTTGCCCAACTTCATAAGCGACTACATGCTGCAAGGTCACACCGCCTGTCACGATTGCAGCTGAATTACTCGCCACGGCGTTTAAGGCTTGCATGTCCTGTCTGAGCCACTGTTTTAAAACATCGTCCGCTTTCGAGCTCACAGACGCATTTAGGTAGTTCGTGATTGCAGCATCATTGCCCTGCACGTAATCCAAGAATGTCTTAATCGCACTTGGTCTAATGGTTGGATCTAAAGGAATAACCGTATTTGCCACCGTGTTGAATAGATCTCTCGATCTATCATCCATCGGGGCTAAAAGACTGGTCAGCTTTTTAGATGCAGTCCATTCAGCCTTAATTGCTTCTTTCTGCTCCAGTAGATACTCCTTATCAAGTAGTGACTTAGAAATCTTCTGATCCACCAATGCCTCAAACTCCCCAAATTGCAAAGGATGTGAACTCCAGTCCAAAGCTTCGGCAACCTGAGGTAACTTATCATCAGGTGTAATGCCATATTTAAGCGCCTGTTTCTCAGTTAGGGCGATACAGCTGCAACGGCAACGATATCCGACGGGTGGGTAATGCGTTAGCCAAAATGGGTGGTCAATCGGCAGTACAATTCGATTCAATGCCAAATGTGCAGGACGCACACGTGAGTCATTGATAGCCGAATACATCAGATACTGACGTTTGTCTTTATTCCGTTGCTGTTGCTGCCAACGACCATGACCATATGCACTTTGGATATTGGTGCGAAATACATTGTCCAGATAATGCTTTGGTAAAACGATCTCAGACTCAGCTACAAGCTTCTGAAAATCGTTAAAGGTGCCACCCGATGCTAAGGTTTTGTTAAGTGACTTAATCACTGACTCAGCTTGTTCAAGACTCGACAGCAGCACCACTTTCTTACTATGCGCATACTGGAGCGCTTCAAGAAACGTGACTGGTTGCATAGCTCCATCCATAAAAAAAGCAGCCTAATGGCTGCTAGATTTTTTTATTACTTTACCAACCTCTTCAAGTCAGTCAGGTTTAAAAACAAATAAAATATAAATAGAAACATGAAGAATATCGGTGAAATTAGAATTAAATAAGCAATCCCCATAACACTCTTACTTATGTAAAAGTTCACTACCATGTAATTAATAAACCAATTTCCCAAGGACATTAGTACTAGAAAAACGAATGCAAAGAAAATCATTGAAGAGATCGCCATAGCAACTTCTTTGCAGTAGGTTTTTAAATTTAAATCTAATTTTGTAATTCTTCCATTTTCGTCAGTCGTTTTTATAAGTACTTGATCCCAAAATCCGACTATAGATGCAATGATTTCGAAGTTGATAAAATCAGGATGTCTAAAATAATAATCCACCAACTCTTGAGAAGCTAAACCATTTCCAGTTAATTTCTGTGCTGCAGAATTCTTCCGTGCTCGCTTTTCTTCCAGAGTCATCTCTGTTGATGCGTCAATTTCAGAAATTTCATTAAAGTAATTATTTCTTCTTTTTGCACGATCATCTGACTTAGCAAATTTATCTTTTCGGCTTATATAAAGTTCAGTCAACTTTGTAAAATCAATCATTACCACCCCCATTTTTTCATTTTAAAAGTGGTAATGATTTTATATGCTTACAAGTTAAATGTAACTTATCTATTCACCCCTACCGGCCGTCACATACCCCAAAACATCCCCAGCATATAAAGCCTGATCTAAATTCGCTTTGAACTGTGCCTTGGAAGCCATTGGGATGAGTTGCATTAAATTGCTTGCTAGATCTTGTGGATCCGTCGAATCAGCCACCAGTTGCTTAATCTGATCTTGATTCAATAGTTCAAAATCATCTTGGGCATCTGTCAGTTCATCCAACTCTTGCTGCTCAGGTGACGGCTTTTGCACTGATGCCTTAAAGCTGAATGCTTGATGAGGTAGTGCTGAGAATTGCTTAAGCGGGATTTGAACAGGATCTGCAATATCACCCTCCTCTAATCCATATTCACGCTGGAAGTATTGAGGGGTTAAATTTGCACCGGCATTCTTTAACTTTACGTCACGATCTGCCTTAGGGCCTTCAAGTGACTTTTCTTCACCGATAATGATTCGATGGCGTTCCCATCTATTTAAATCGCACAAAGCATTTAGAATTGCTTGAATGGTGGGCAGGATCATGCGGATATCAGCTTTATATTTGCTGTTTTGCACTTCCATATGCACATCGCCTAGTGCACGACTACCCGCCCCATCTGTACCACTAGTTAGCGTTCCACCTAAAACCACCTTTTGAATGCGACGTTCTAAGTTCTTGTCGAACGTGTCGTATGTCCCGCTTGCATTTCCCGAGTTGACACCTGATGCAGTAACTTCGATGGTATCCGATGCACTCACTGCCAAAACTCGACTTGCATGAGCACGTAGTAATGCATCTCGCATATCATCATTCTTACCAATTGATGACTTACCTACGAGCATAGGCATACCAAACTGCTCAACAAACTTGGCCCACATCTTGAAGCCATTGTTCTTAAAAAACCAAACCCAATAAAGTCGACTCAATAAAGCCTCGCCATATGGGTTTTCAAATGTAGGTTTGCAGCGTGTTAAGAAATGCTTGAAATGCTGATTACACTCCTCATCAAGGCGAGACTTACTGAAGTTCTGCAATAAGATTAAACGGCCGTCATTCTTAGGCTCATACCACTGCATTGGCTTTTCACCAATCCACTCAAGACCTATAAACGGTGTAATGGTATCGCCGTTCACGTGTAATGCATTCTCGTTATAAACAGCCTCTAATACTGAATAGCCATACCAACGTGCATTTTGAGCCCCAATGACGATATCAGACCACCATTCTCGCAAATGATCATTCAGGATCTGAGCTGCAGTTGTATCGGCTGGCTCCAATCGCCACGGCGCTGATTCAAGCTTATCCTGTCGCTTTTCAACACACTGATAAATTTCATCGTCATACATCATGACTTTAAGGCGGTGACGGGTTATTCCTGCTTTGCGCAGTACTTCATCACCATCAGGCATCTTGGTCAGATAATTAAT